AGTAAAATTGTATGTCATACTGAACGAAATAAAAGTTATAGTATTACTAAAGTAACTGTTACCGATATTCAGGGAAACAGGGTTGAACATAAATTTTTCCATGACGACGATATGTTTGTAGAGGTGGAGTCATCAGATGTCAGTACCTAAATTTAAGAACATGACAGAAGTTATGTCTTTTATTGAGAACGAATATGATCCTTGGATTTCGCCTATCATAGAAGACTACATGTCCGAACCAAACGAAGGTGGACATTTTGACGTTGACGATCTAAATTATTTCCTTGAAACTGAAAAACTTGTAATGGAGAAAGACTATGAAGAATGGATTAAAGACACCTATCACGCAGCGAGTCGATGAGTTGATGGCAGAGGGTAAAGCCTCTCGCCGCAAAGCATGGGTAATGAGTGAGATACTTGATACTATCTTTCACGAAAGCGGCACCGATGCAGCCTTCTGTCGCGACGAAGCCCGTCGGTATATCATGGATTACTGTGGATTAACTGAAGTGGTGTCCAATGGTGATGCCAAGTTAATTAACTATCTTGCCAAGCACAACCATTCGACACCGTGATGGCTGATAATATAATTCATGTAGACTTTTCTAGGCCCACGGAGCCAGAGCGATTGAAGGTTCCGTGGGATGCTGTTAGAAATTTTGTATTTTCTTTTAACTACAACCCTGATGACTTCGATGAGTTGGTTGAGTTTATTTACGAAGCATTTGATGTTGAAGTTATAAACGTGGAGCATTAGAAATGGAAACTAACGTACAGTTTAGCAAGACATGGGCTATGCCTAACCATAATACATTTAGCATTAAACCTATCAAAGAGTTTGTTGCTAGATGGACGCTCGGTGCGGATGTAATCGTTGATCCGTTTGCGCGTGACTCACGAATAGGAACAATCACCAACGACCTAAACCCAGAGACAGATGCTCAGTATCATATGAAAGCAGAAGATTTTCTAAATTGTCTTTTAACTCAAGGTGTTGAGGCTGATGTCGTGTTGTACGATCCACCCTATTCTCCCCGACAAGTCAGTGAGTGCTACAAAATAGCAGGGCTTGAGGTTACACAGCAGGATACACAAGCATCGTTCTATACTAAAGTAAAAGATAATATAAAACCTCTTGTGAAAGACAATGGTATTGTGTTATCCTTTGGGTGGAATAGTACAGGAGTAGGTAAGGAAGGATTTATAACAGAAGAAATAATGCTTGTCTCACACGGTGGAGCGCACAACGATACGATCTGTGTAGCACAGCGTAAGCAAGATAACTCACAAGGAGAACTACTGTAATGAATAAAGTATGGATTGAAATCGAACGCGACGCCAACAAATCTATCAACCACAAACGCGCCGAAAAATTTACCGACCTGCTTGCTAATCTCGGCTCAACAAAAAAGGTCTGGTTCAATGAGGAAATCAATCAATACTGCCTCGTAACCGACAGGGCGGGGAGCTTTTTTGAACTAGAGAACAACGGTTATTGGTTTAATCTTGATGAGTTTTTAGCGCAAGGAGAACAACTATAATGAACATTGAAGGAAAAGTCTGGGGCAGTACCTGTCCTCTGTTACAAACACCAGCTATTGAAATCCATCAGATTAGGATTGATATGGGCGGCTTTTGTAGCACACATGCACATCAAAGTAAGATCAATGCTTTCTATGTCTTGGAAGGCGAGTTAATTATTAGACGGCATAAGGACTATGGCTTGGTAGATGAAACCCATTTGTTTATGGGAGATATGTGTGTGGTTCCTGCTGGAGAGAAGCACTCTTTTGAAGCCTGTCAGGAAACCAAAGCCCTTGAAATTTATTGGGCAGAATTAAATCACACAGATATTATTAGGGACAATGTAGGTGGCATGATATAATGAAATCTCTTAAAAGGAGATTGCTATGTCATATATTATAGTACAAATTCCTACCAACCTAGACCTAGAAGAAACAACCCCATTGGTTGCAGACGATGGAGATACCATCGAAAAATTTGATACCCAAATGGAAGCAGAGTTGTTCATGGACGATGTTCTAAAACCTTTCTTTGGGGATCAGCTACACGATCTACACGTTCTAAGGATACACTAATGATTAAATATATTCTAAGTAGTTTGTTACTGCTTATGTTAGTAACACCAGCTAAAGCAGAAGAGGAGCGCACATGTTTAGTTGAGGCAGTTTACTTTGAGGCTAGGTCTGAAACCTTTGCTGGTAAGCTGGCAGTAGCTAATGTAATTCTTGAAAGGATGTATGATAAAACTTTTCCTAATAGTGTCTGCGAAGTTGTAAAGCAGGGCATGTATTGGGAAGGCAACCCAGTTAGAAATAAATGTCAGTTCTCTTATTGGTGTGATGGTAAGACTGAAAGGATGAGGAATATCAAAGCACTAGAAGAGGTTGTTAAGGTAGTTAATATGGCACTTGATGGTGTACTGCTTCGAGATACCCTTGGTGCTACACATTATCATGCAGTATATGTATCACCTAAATGGGCTATGGCAGATAACTTTTTTCTGCTGGCTGTGGTAGGTGAGCATGTATTTTATAGACGCGAACTATGTTGTTAGGAAGGGACATGAATGACGCACAGAAAATACTAAAGCTTGAGCAGTATATAACTGTACTCAAGAAAGCCCTACAAGATAAGGACGAGACAATTAAAAAGTTACTTGCAGAACATTCAATAAACAGGAGTAAGTGGGCAGAGTAATGGCAAAAAATCTATGGCAAAAAGAACGTAACCATCTGTTTCGTAATCTTACTAGACAGTATAGCGAAGAAGGATACACAGCCAAGGAAGCTAAGAAGCTTGCCAAGGAAGAGATCAACGAGATCATGGAGGACAAAGAAAACTTTATAGATAATCTATGGGGGGAAACTTTTGATGAACGCTGACCCATCTGAAACAAAAGCATGTAGTAAATGTAAAGAAGATAAGTTATTAACTGAGTATCGGCCCGATCCTCGTGTATCGCATGGTTTACAGGCTGAATGTATAGCATGTTATAGAGAAAGAGACTTAAAATTTAGAAAGGAAAGACCTTTTGATCGAAGATGTGTTAGTGTTAAAAGACAAGCAACTAAGAAAAAAGTACCTTTTAATTTAACAGCAGAATACTTGGAGTCTATTTGGACAAAAAAATGTCCTGTTCTTGGATTAGAATTAGATATTGATAGCGGAAAGACAAAAGATAATTCAGCACAAATAGATCGTCTCGTGCCAGCTAAAGGATATGTAAAAGGAAATGTTTCTTGGTTATCGTTTAGAGCTAACCGATTAAAGAGTAACGCAACAGCAAAAGAACATATGAAAATTGCACAATGGATGTTAGGACAACTGAATGACAGTTAAACTTATAGATTATATGGGTAATGATATTACTGTTGCAAACGCAGCGCGAGTATCATTCAACAAACGATCACCCAAAAGCAAACCAATTTCTGACAAAGATATTAAGTTAATTAACTATCTTGCCAAGCACAATCACTGGACACCGTTCGGCCATTGCTCTGCACAGTTCCACATGAAGGCTCCTATCTTTGTAGCTAGACAGTTAGGCAAGCATCAGGTAGGCTTGGTGTGGAACGAGGTGAGCCGTCGCTATGTGTCTGATGATCCAGAGATGTGGGTTCCTGAAGAGTGGCGCAAAGCTTCAGAGGATAAGAAGCAAGGCTCTTCAGATGAGTTAGTTATGTCGCAGCAGATTGTAGGCGGCAAGTATAAAGATGCAATATGGGAATGTTTTCAAGTATATAAATCCTTACTAGATTTAAAGGTATGTGAGGAACAGGCTAGGGCAGTGTTGCCACAGTCTACCATGACTGAGTGGTACTGGAGCGGCAGTATAGCTGCCTTTGCTAGGGTATGTAAGCTGCGTCTTGCAGAAGATACCCAACTGGAAACTAGAATCATAGCGCAGGAAATGAACTCGTTACTAAAGAAACAGTTTCCTATTTCGTGGAACGCTTTAATTAACCAACAAGAGGTTTAGAAATGGAACAGTTGTTTGCAATTAGATATTCAAATGGTGTAGTATTGTCTGCACAAGATGACTTTAAGAAGCTAGAAATGCTAGATCAAATAGAAACATTAGTTACAATCGAAAAAGAAATAGCAGAGTATCGTAAAGAACTTATTAGAGATGCTTGGAAAAATCACCAGAGGTCTTTGTAATGAATAAGAAATGGAGAGTACAGAATACAAAAACAAAAACTATAGTAGACACCTTCGATACAAGAGGAAATGCAATAGAGGCTCTTGACTTTCGTAACACATTATGTTATGCTCTTAAAATAGATAGTAAAAATCTTTACTCAATCGTTTTCCAATAGCGAGTAACCCATGTCAGATACAGGAACTTTTGTAAGGCACCTTCCATGTGAAGCGTGTGGGTCTTCTGATGCCAACTCATTGTATTCAGACGGCCATCAATACTGTCACAAATGCGAAGCATTTATACCAGCCGATGAGGAAATAAGTATGCAAACAAATACAGTAGTAGCTATAGATAAATCAAAACCAATGAACAGTTATAACAATGCAGTTATATCTGACCTTGGTGATCGAAAGATTACAGCAGAGACTGCCAAAATTTTTGGGGCGTCGGTCATTAAAGACAACGCAAACATCACACACCATTTGTATAACTATCGTGGGCCAGATGGCGAGGTGATCGGTCGAAAGATTAGGTCTACTGCCGACAAGAAGTTTTGGTCTGAAGGCAACCTGTCAGGTGCAGGATTGTTTGGGCAGCATTTGTTTACTCGCAAAGCAAAGTACGTTACCGTATGCGAGGGTGAACTAGATGCTATGTCTGCGTATGAACTGCTCGGATCAAAGTGGCCCGTAGTCTCACTAAAGAATGGTGCAGGGGCAGCAGTTAAAAACTGTAAGGAACAGTTTGACTTTCTTAATATGTATGACAGCGTTGTATTATGTTTTGATAATGACAAAGAAGGCAGAGAAGCAGCCACTAAGGTTGCTCAACTGTTTGAGCCTAACAAGTGTAAGATTGTCACCCTTGATATGAAGGATGCCAATGAGTATCTAAAAACAAATCAACGACAGAAGTTTGTAGATACATGGTGGGCTGCTAAATCCTATACACCAGCAGGAATTATCAATCTTAGTGATCTTGGTTCTTCGCTGTACGACGAAGCGTACTTTGAGACTGTGGCCTACCCTTGGTCCAAGCTTAATGAGAAGACGTACGGTATGCGTACAGGTGAGTTAGTCACGTTCACTAGCGGTGCTGGCATGGGTAAGAGCAGCATCATTAGAGAACTGATGCACTACATTATGGGCAACACTAAAGCAAACATTGGTGTACTAGCTTTGGAAGAGAGTATCCGAAGCACTGCCTTTAACATTATGTCTGTTGAAGCTAATGCTCGACTATATATTAAGGAGATTAGAGATCAGTTTACACAGGAACAACTAAATGATTGGCAGGAAAAGACGGTAGGAACGGGTAGGTTCTTTGCCTTCGATCACTTTGGTTCTATCTCTAACGACGAGATACTGGATCGTGTACGGTACATGGCAAAGGCTTTGGACTGCAAGTGGGTGTTCCTCGACCATCTATCTATTCTAGTTTCTGGGCAAGAGGACAATGGAGATGAGCGTAAGTCTATTGATATTCTTATGACCAAGCTACGTTCTCTTGTTGAAGAGACAGGCATTGGCTTGCTACTGGTCAGCCACCTACGTCGCCCATCAGGTGACAAGGGGCATGAGGATGGCCGTGAGGTGAGCCTGTCGCATCTACGTGGGTCAGCATCCATCGCTCATCTAAGTGATAGTGTGATAGCCTTGGAGCGCAATCAACAGGCTGATGATCCAGTAGAAGCCAACACAACTACACTACGTATTCTAAAGAACAGATATACAGGAGACACAGGAATAGCTACGCATCTTCATTATGATAATCAAACAGGTCGCATGACACAGATTGATAATCCCTTTGTTGAAAATGAAGACAATCAGGATATTCCTTTCTAGATATGAAAGCTATTGTAGATATTGAAACAGATGCTATTGATGCTACAGTTATCCACTGCATCGTAGCCAGAGACTATGACAACGGTACTGAGTGGTCATGGGTAGGTGAGGAGTGTCGCGAGTTTGCAACGTGGTCTAAGAATGTAGAGCAATTTATAATGCACAATGGCATTAGCTTTGATGCACCTGTCTTGAACAGACTAACAGGTTCTACAATACAGCTACGTCAAATCCGTGACACCCTCATTGAATCACAGTTGTATAACCCAATCAGAGAAGGCGGTCACTCCCTCAAAGCATGGGGTGAGCAACTGGAGTTTGCAAAGATAGAGTTTCAGGAGTTTGAATACTACACACCTGAAATGCTAGAGTACTGTAAGCAGGACGTTAGGCTTACACATAAGGTTGCACAGCATCTTGATAAAGAGGGTGCTAAGTTTTCTAGTAAAAGTAAAAGACTAGAGAACTGTGTACGTGCAATCGTAGATCAGCAGGAGAAGAATGGCTTCACGCTCAACCTTCGTGGTGCTATGCTCTTACTGTCTGAGTTGCAAGAAGAAGAAGACAGCTTGGTTGCCAAAGCTACTGAGATGTTTCCACCAAAAGAGTTACAACTAAAAACAAAAGTAAAGTACATTCCATTTAACATAGCTTCACGTAAACAGATTGCAGAAAGACTGATGGAGAAAGGTTGGAAACCTAAACATCACACAGACAAAGGCAATGTTATTGTCAATGAAGAGACATTGAGCCATATTAAAATGCCTGAAGCTCAGATGTTTAGTAGGTTCTTTTTGCTACAGAAGCGTACAGGAATGTTAAAGTCGTGGATCAAAGAGTGCCACGACGACGAGAAGGTTAGAGGCAGGGTGATGACGCTCAAAACTGTGACGGGTCGTATGGCTCACAACAGTCCTAACATGGCTCAAGTCCCTGCATCTTACAGTCCCTACGGCAAAGAGTTTAGATCGCTGTGGACTATCTCTGATCCAGAAAAGTACAACCTAATAGGTACAGATGCTTCTGGACTAGAGCTACGCTGTCTTGCACACTACATGCGAGACAAAGCATACATCAATGAAGTAGTAAATGGTGACGTACATACAGCCAACATGAAGATGGCAGGGCTAACCAATAGAGACCAAGCAAAGACATTTATCTACGCATTCCTATATGGTGCTGGTGCTGCCAAGATTGGTAAGGTTGTTGGTGGTGGGTCTGCACAGGGAAGAGACCTTATAGAAAGGTTCTTAGGTAATATGCCAGCCCTTAAAAGACTACGCAACCAAGTCACTGAGGCTGCAAGAGAAGGTTCTATCTTAGGTCTGGATGGTAGACATCTAAAAATTAGATCAGAACATGCTGCACTAAATACTTTACTGCAAGGTGCAGGAGCAATCATTTGTAAAGAATGGTTAGTTCAAATAACTAGGATAATAAATGAAAGAGGGGTAGATGCTAAACTTGTTGCATCTATTCACGATGAGTATCAGTTTGAAGTTAGTATAAAAGATACTCTTAATTTCTGTAGAATAACTAAAGAGGCTATCTTAGATACGTCTCGTAACCTAGCTGTTGTGTGTCCACTTGACTCGCAATATAAAGTAGGCAAGACATGGGCAGAGACGCATTAAACTTATTGACATCTTTGCTTACTTGTAGTATCATACACAAACCAATTACAATGGAGAACAACATGACAAAATCAGTAGATAATAAAATTCTTCGTGCTTTGAAGAAGGGCATGAGAGTAACCCGTAAGACAGCTATTGAAAGAGGCTGGTGTGAGAACCTTACCGCCGCTATCTCTCGCCTACGTCAGAAAGGATATGTTATTGAAGCAGTCAAGGCAATGACCCCAGACGGTGATGCGTACACTCGCTATCGTCTAGTAGCGTAATGTCTTACGCCCGAGAGTATTCCGTAGGCAAAAAAGCAGAAGATTTATTTAAACAATCAATGGAAGATTTAGGATGGCTCGTTTATGATGCAACAAAAGAGGAAAACATTAAGAAGCACATAGACTTTCATCTAGTAAGTAGTAAAGAAAATAAATTTTTCTCTGTCGATGTTAAAGCTCAGAAGAAAACTAACCGCTCAGATAATAAAGTAAATGACGAGTGGCTATGGATTGAGTTTGTGAATGTCCGTGGCGCTTTTGGGTGGTTACATGGAGAGGCAGACGAGATTGCCTTTGAAAGAAACACAGATTTTCTTATGATTAATAGAGAAAGGTTAAAAGAATTTGCGTTTAAAAAAGTAGAAAATATAGACGTAGAACGAGCCTCAGATGCTAAGTATAAATTCTACAGCCGAAGAGGTAGAAACGACCTACTAACTCAAGTATCAGTTGATGACTTGATGAAAGAAGTAGAGTACAAATTAATTGACAAAGATTGTTGACTTATAAGACACCGCATGTTATAATGTGTGTTCTTGTGTAGTAGACAAGATAGAAACTAAATTTAGAAACTCAAGGAGAAAATAAAATGGCTAACGAAAATTACGCAGACCCTATCTTTATCACTGGTGAAGCTTACTGGGCAAAGGTGTTTGAGCCTAACACGATCAACCCAGAGAAGCCTGAGTACACTATTGATATTTGTAATCTTGATCCTGATAATTTAAAGATTGCACAGGATGTCGGGCTGACTGTTAAGAATGTATCAGCAGAAAAGCCAGATGATAAGCGTGGTAACTTTGTTACACTCAAGCAATTCACTACAACCTTTAACGGTGATCCCAGAAGTATTCGAGTAGTGGATGCACAACGTAATCCTTTCCCTGCTAATACACTAATTGGCAATGGTTCTAAGGTATGTGCTAAAGCATATCCTAAAGCATGGACCTTTGGTGGTAAGGAAGGCGTCAAGGGATATCTTGACTCCCTACAGGTCCGCGAACTTGTTGAGTATACAAGCAACGGTCCTGACTTTGATGTGGTCCCTGATGGATACACGAATGAAGAAGCGGTAGACTTCCCCCTCGCTTCGTAGTTTGAAAGGAGAAGAGGGGTATCTATTAATTTAGGTACCCCTCTAATTTTTATGACAAAAACAATAGATACATTAGTCGAGGATATTTATAATTTATTTACCTTTGATCCTATTGATATGGATGAGGCAGAAGTAGACAAGCACATTGATACTTTTGGTGAGATGCTGAAGGTACATATAAAAACATTTATGTATGAGTCTCCTAAAAATCGCACAGCACTGCGCCTCTCAGCTATTGGCAAACCAGACAGACAGCTATGGTATGACTCAAGAGTAGAAACAACTGAAGATTATTTAAAGCCAAGCACACGAATTAAGTTTTTGTATGGGTATATTTTAGAAGAGTTGCTACTGTTGTGTGCTTCTATATCTGGACACAAAGTTACAGATCAGCAGAAAGAACTTACTATTGAAGGTGTTAAGGGCCATCAGGATTCACTGATTGATGGTGTGCTTATTGATTGTAAGAGTGCATCAGGTAGAAGCTTTGATAAGTTTAGGCGTAACGATTTAGTAAACGACGATCCTTTCGGTTACATTGCACAAATCTCTGCGTATGCACAGGCCAATGGACTGGATGAGGCTGGATTTCTTGTAATAGATAAATCAACAGGAGAGATTTGTCTGTCTAAAGTACACTCAATGGAGATGATAAATGCCAAAGAAAGAATTAAGAAACTCAAGCAAATGGTTGCGCTGGAAGCCGCAATCCCTGATAGGTGCTATTCTGCTATTCCTGATGGTAAGTCTGGTAACATGCGTCTTCCTATTGGTTGTGTGTATTGCCGCCACAATAGAGTATGTTGGAGTGACTCAAATGAGGGCAAAGGCTTACGTACATTTAAATATGCGTCGGGTAAAAGACATCTGGTTAAGGTGGCGAAAACGCCAGACGTAGAAGAAGTCCCTTACTAAATGCACTGGGACTACGATAGGAAGCTAGACATACAAAAGTATTTTGGTTTTGTATACTGCATCACCAACACAAAAACTAAGAAGGCTTACATAGGGTGCAAGCAGTACTGGACTTATCGTAAAGGTAAAAAGAAAAAAGAATCTAACTGGAAAGTCTATGCTGGTTCTAGCAAACATCTTAAAGAAGACATAGATAAATTTGGTAAGGATACTTTTAAATTTAAAATCTTAGGACAGTTTAAAAACAAACGAAGCTTAAAGTATTATGAGTGTTACCACCAAGTTATACGACATGTCCTTACTGCAAAACTAGAAGGAACGGATGAGCCAGCCTACTATAACAACTGGATAGGCGGTAAGTTCTATAGACCAGTACAGGACTTTAATGAAGATGAATGAAGAGCTTATTGAATCTTTATACGATCAAGTAAATAAGAACCCACACAAAGTTTTATATATATCTGTTATCTTACAGGCGTTGCTAGACTTGCTCAAGGTTGAACGAGAAGAAGAGGCAAGTAGTATAACCTTGGAAAGGGATCAAGCACGGGCTTGGTTCTTTGCTTCTATTGGTGTTACAGCCGACGACTTTGATACTGTCTGTACCTATGCAGGAATTGAACCACATAAGGTACGAAGCTTTGCTTTAAAAGTTATAGACACAGGAGATCAAGAAAATGTCAGAAGAAGAATCAGCTTACTCCTCTAACGAAGGGCCAGACGATTACTATCTAAGACAGTTTAAAAAAGAAAGAAAAAGTAAAGAACAAACCAATACCCTAACCAAGCAGGTTGGGGGAAATCATTACAAAGATTGTGGCATCCAGCCAGTAGAATATATTCATGCCAATAGCCTTGACTACTTTGAAGGTAACGTGGTAAAGTATATCACTCGCCACCGTGCTAAAGGAGAGGGAGAAAAAGACATCAGAAAAGCTATACACTATGCGGAGTTAATCTTAGAATTATATTATAACAAGTAGAAGTAAAAGGGGAGTGTATATCTATGTTTAAATCAAATCGAAACCCACAGTTCAGGTCTAAGTTCAGCGAGGACATTTTTAATACTAAATACTCACACACAGGAGCGGAGACTATGCACGAACTGGCATGTACTCTGGTTGAGGATGTGTGTCAGAACTATCTTACTCGTGACGAGAAGGACGAACTGATAGACCATATGTCTAATCTTCGCTTTCTTCCAGGTGGTAGATATCTATATTATGCTGGTAGAGAGAAAAAGTTTTTTAATAACTGCTATCTGCTACGTGCTGAAGAGGATACCAGAGAGGAT